CGGAAATGGCGGAGCCTCAGCCACGAACTTGCCGTCTCCGGTGATTGTTCCATCTCCGAGACCTACCACGGGTGGAACGCCATTCGCATCGCGCCCTCGCCGGGCCGGCTTGCTGGGTGATTGCATCAGATTTTGACTCCTGGACTTAGACGGTAACTGCGGTGAATCACAACCTCTTCCTCTTCGCTCGGAGGATGTGCCGTACATGGCCTGCATGCCCGAGCCGCACGCTTGTCATCTGTCATAGTACCGCGAACATTGACCAGAGGGTATTTGGTCCGGATGAACAGGCGACCACAGAACTCGCAGCACTTCATCTCAACTTCAGTGCCTTCTGGCCGGAATGGGACGGGAAGCACCTGCCCCATCGTAATCGCGTGCGCCCGGAATATCCCTTCAGTCGACACTTATGCGCTCACCTTTCCTTCGGCGCCAGTCTCCGCGGCGGGAGGTCCAGTCGCAGCTTTCCCTCCATCTTCCTTCTCGGCCGCAACCTTCTCTGTCGCGCCTGCCTTGATCTCGGCAGCCTCGATCTCTTCTGGTGCCGGCGGCACTGGCGGCGGTGTGTCCTTCGCTTCCTGAATCGCTTTAGTGGAAATGAAGGTGAAACGGCCAGTCGTGCGACCACTCCTAACCAACTCTTCCATCGCGGTCGGGCGATCGATGATGCTATCCTCAATCGCCTTGCCCATGGTCCGGCCATCCTGCTCGGCGATGTCAGCCTTGGTCTTCTCTTCGAGCAGCCACAATGGTTTGAACGAGATGCCGAAGCCGTCCGGAGTCTTGATGCCCAAGCTGGCGCACAGCGCGCGGTAGACCAGCGTCACTGGCACTTTGTACTGCCGGACCTGCAGATTGTTGATGTTCTCGTAGTACGTCTTCAGATCGCTCTCACCGGTAGAGTTCAAGCCGACGGGCGATTGGCCGAACAGCCGCACCAGCGGAATCTGAAAGCCGCCCGAGATCTGCTGCCCCAGGTGGATCAGGATTTCAGTGAGCCCAGAGAAGGCGGCATGCTGCATAGCCTCCATCTTGTCCTTCGCGTCGATTAGGGTTGTGCCCTCAATAGACTGGAAGCGCGTCATCATGGAGATCGCTGCGACCAGGCCTTCGAGGTTCTGCCCACCATTCGCCACCGCCTCACGGAAGCCCTCGAGCGAGTAGACGCGGAGCCATGATTTGTAAACGAGTTGCGAGGCTCCCTGCGTAGCCGAGTCGAACGCCACAAGCCGGTCATAGATGCGCTCCAGAATCGACTGCGACCACATATTCTCGGCAACCGTCTGCCAGTACGGCATCTTGTTGCCCTCGGCGCGAATGCAGCGCGAGTAATGGATCTTCATGCCGCGGAGCCCGGGCGCCTGCGCCGTCACAATGTAGTATTTCGGCTTGCCCATGAATGGGCCTTCTTCGGTCACCAACTCACTCATCGACGGCTGCACCATCCAGCGGTCGAGAACCATCAGCCCCTTGAACTGGCCCTTGCCAATCGAGTCGATGCGGAGCGGCTTCGAGTAATCCTGGCCGCGCACCATGAGCACTGCGATCGATCCGCCGTACAACCGGCCCCATGCGGAGTTGTCGCGGAACTCGCCCCAGATGTTGAGTGCGGTCGCTTCCTCTTCGATCTTTTCAATGTCCTTGGGCTTCATGTCGCCAAGGATGTCCACGCCGGCGCGCGTCATGTCGTCAGGTATCAGGTCGACGGCCAGGCCACACAGCCATGAGCCGCGGTGCATCCACTCGAGCAGCGTGTGCTCGCGCGTGATGGGGTTGAACCCGTAGGTTCCGTAGGAACTGAGATTGTCTGTGCCAATGCCGATCTTGGCTGCAAAGTTCTGGAAACTATCGAAGGTGGGAGCCCCGCCATTCACCGCTGCGGACACATCCAGGGTCTGGAGTGCAGCTTTGCGCTCGGTAGCACGTTGCTTCTCTTCGGCGGCAATCTGGCGTTTGGCGACTACTGCTGATACACGCTTCCCCATGCTCGGAGAATAGCACACGCCTTGAAAAGGAATTGCAAGTCGGGCCGTTTCCGGATTCCGGAAATCAGAGGGGCCCACTTGCCCATATGTCTAGTTTAGCCTATTTGCGTTTCCAGATTCCGGAAATATCAGACTCTTGGGGTATCCACATCTGCCACCATCGGGGGCCCGGCCGCCAGCCGCTGCCAGATCGAGCCGGCACCGCGGTGCTGGATGAAGCCGTCGAGGGCGTAGCGCGCGAGATCTGGCCAATGGTTATCGGCGTCCACGATGATGGGAAGGACGTCGCCGGTTATCCGGTCAACCTTGTAGCGGTAGTGCTTGAAGTCGTAGACCGCATGCGGGCAGTCAGGATGAATGTGAATCATCTTGAAGCCGCGCAGGTGAGCGATGCCGTCCTCTACTGAGCCAGGCCACTTCTCCGCTCCACTGATGTTGTACCCGCCTGTCTGCCGCACATGGCTGATGATCTCTGGGCGCGCGATGTCTGCCTTGATCGGCCACTGCGCCGCACTCGGTATCTTCTCGAACAGACCCGGCTTTGACTTCGGGTTATTGATGTCGCGGCACAACGGAGTCGCCAGCGAGCCCGGCGCCACTGCGAAGTCGATGCCGATGCCCCACGATTCTTTGTCGATCCAAAGCTCGGCGTCCAGCCCGGTCCCGGTGATGTACATGCGCCCCAGCACTGTCGGATCCTGCGCGAAGCCCCAGTCGGCACCATGGTAGAAGCGTGCATTCTCGGGCGCAGTGAACGGTTCCACCACGAACTTGTTCCGGAAGATGGTTGCCTCGGCGTGCTTGCGCAGTTCGCCGTCCCACACATGCGCGGCTGCCTCAGCATCTGTTGCGAATAGATGGTCCTTCTCGGCCAGCAGAGCCTTCGATATCCACACGTTGTCCTTCCAGTGCGTATCGATCCGGATGCAGTCCGGCGGCGGGCTCACGACGAAGCGCTGATAGGTTGGGTCGTCCTCCAGGTCGGGATTGAACACTACCCAGATTTCAGAGTCGTCCTTGCGGATCGTCGGGATGAGTATCTCCCACGTCGTCTTCGATACGCCCTCGGCCTCTTCCACTAGGCAGATGTCAGCGCCTTCCAAAGACTTGATCTTGGCGCGGTTCTGCTTGAGTGCGAGGTCGCCCAGTCCGATGAAGATGAACTCGCTGCCATTGGTCGCGCGAATTGAGTTCTTCGTTACCGTGAACCATGGCGCCAGGCCCAGCAGGTCAATCTGGTCGGCGATGAGCTTGTGCACCGACTCGGCGATGTTGACTTGCCACTCGCGGCAGGCAACGATGCGCTTCTTCGAGCGCAGCGCAATCGTTAGGAGCGCCCGGACCACGCCCCAACTCTTCAGTGCCCCGCGTCCGCTCTTGAGGATCTTGTACCGCGAGGGCGTGAATAGGGGCTCAAACTTCTCGTGGAACTGGATGTCATAGTCGCCAGGCTTGGGCACTGCCGCAAAGCCGCCGAAGCGATTGAATGGGTCGGTCCACTTCTCTATGCCTTCAATGTCGAGCAGAGGAGGTCCTAGCGGCATCCCACCGTAGCGAGAGAATGGATCCGGAAGTGTGGCGAGGCTACCCACCCGAGTCCTCGTTTCCGGAATCTGGAAACGCACCGTCGATTTCCTGTTCTGCGAGTTGGCAGAAGAATGAGCAGGAGAAGCTGGGCTCGCGCTTCATGTCGCCGCGGCCGGCGGGAAGCTCAGACAGCCACATGCGGTCACCGTTGCGCGGTCCACTGCGGAAGCGGAGGAACTTCGCCCCTTCACCAATGTCTTCCTGAATCTTCTGAATCTGCACAAACTCTTCGGGAAAGTCCTCGCGGATGTTGCGCCAGTAGGCTAGACCACCCTTCGGACACCCGATGCAGTTCGCGTTGTCGTAGCCGAGCCGATACATCATCGGCAGTTCAATCCCAGCACGTTCGATCATGGCTAGGCAATCGTCTTTGCCGAGATCGCGATCAATCAGCGGAGCCTTCCACTCTTTCTCGGGGAAGTGATCGCATAAATCATCGAAGCGATCCATCTCCTCGCGCGTGAATCCAACGATATTTATGTCGCCCTCTTGCGCCAGAAGTCCCAAGACTCTGCGCTTCAGTTCACCCGAGCATGGCGCGCCACGCGGCCCCTTGATGAATCGCTTGCGCCTCCATACCTCATGGGTATCAGCCCCGTACTTCTCATCGCGGACCACTTGGATCTTTCGCCCGAACCAGCGCTCGCAGTCGGCCAGAAAACGGCGGTTATCCTTATGCTCGTTCACGAGGAAGGCGTTGACGATCAGCGTCTCGGGATATTCGGCAAGCGTAAGTTTCGTCGCAACGGCTGATGCCGCGCCGCAAGAGAACTGAGAGACCATCCGCTTGGGCGTCATCGCTTCCTCTCCCTGTCCATCTGATTGAGCCGGGCCAGCAACTTCTCGCGCTCCCGGTCAGAGTGATCGGAGAGAGGCTTGTAATGTCGCCGACGCCACTTTTCCGGAATCCGGAAACCTGGGAGCGCGGGCGGGAGCGCACACCACGCGACGAGGAGGGCGACATAAAGGATGCCGGCCAGCCAGCTTAGAGCGACAATGAACGTCATCGGTCGTCTCCGCACACCCACAGAAGCAGTCGTGTCCAGAGCGTCGGCACCGCGGCGCAAGGACCGTCATGGAGCCAGGCGCGCGTGCATCGCCAGCCAGGCGGGGGCATCGTGCATTTCCGGATTCTGGAAACGGTCATCGCTTGCATCCTTTCTGCTCTACGCCATACTTCGCGCAGGACTCATCCGAGCACGCCCACTTACCCTTTACCTCGCGCATCGGAGACTCGCAGACTACGCAGAGCGGCAAGGACGGTACTTCGCTTTGAACCATTTCAGATACCGCCGCGTGCTGAACTTGTGCTTGATGAGATTCCTTAACTTCTTCACGCTTTACTCCTGCGCCGTCCTTCGTATGCCAGTTCCTGCTCTTGCACTTCGAACACTGCGCCGGCGGAACAACGTCAGTCGCCAGCCAAGTATGTCCACATGTTACAACTTCACACCGCCATGCCCAAACTTGGATTCTCACGTGTTCCAATGTAACAGAACCGCGTTACGTTGTCACCGCACTGCCACCGCGTCGGGGAACTCTGCTAAGAACTCATCGACCCTCTCACTTGGAATATAACCTGCTTCGCCTGTACGCATCCGAACCGCCGTCATGCCCTCCGGCCGACTTGGGATGAAGTTGATGTTGAATGTAGGCGCATCGTCCCGCTCAGATTGGCCAAGCTCGGAATCGGAGACCGTCCTGGCTTTCGTTTCGATCTCTGCCGCCGCACGAAGGAATGAGACAACCTGCGCTGGCGTTAGGCGCGCAATCTCGCTGGGCGTCATGTCTTTGATGCGTGTGCCGGCCCGGTGCTGCAGGTTCATAGCCTGCTGGGCTAACCTCCTGCGCATGCCAGCTTTACCAGCCATCATCTCCTCATTGATGGCGCGAGCTTCGTGCCGGTCGTAGAGGAGGGCGCGGCGGACCCAGCCGTGTTTCAAGGCCGAACTCCAGCCGGCCATGAGTTGCTCTGACTTACCCAAGGCTTGAGCCGTCTTTACTAAAGAACGTGTTAGACCGAGTTCGAGGTAGGTTCGGAAGGCTTCGAAAGCCTCGGGCGTCTCATTGTCACGCTGCTCCCACTCTCGAACCTGCTCTACCACTGCCATGATCGAAGTGTAGCACTGGCAGGTTGGGTAACTGACGCACGAAAGCCGCCGGGCTGGATGGCGCGGCGACTCGTGTAGACCGTGACTTCCTCCGCAGTTTTAGAGTGTGAACCTCCGGATGCCACAGTCTTTCAGGAACTTAGCGTCCTCGGCGGTGATCTGAGCGGGAGTGAGTTGCGGGACGTTTGCGACTGCTTCACGTGGAACATCGCCATGGCGCCGGGCCTGCACTGCGGCGTATAGGCTCTCCATGCCTTGCAAGAGTTCTGGCGCAGCTTCCATCTGCTCAGTGAGTTCCGGTGATGTCTTCAACCGCTCGATCAGGTTGTCGAAGAACTGCTCCGCCTGGTCGGCGATGAGCAACAGGTTCCGATTGTCGTCTTGAGGTGTGGCTGTCATGATGCCTCGCATTTCCGGAATCTGGAAACGCCGGGCTTCCCGCGCCCGGCCAGCGGCTGAGGTTCAGGCCTTCTCGAAGGTGATCTTGATCGAGTCCGCATCCTTGAGGCCAAGGGCGCCCAGAATTCCACGGGCCACATAGTAATCGCCCAAGCTGATAACCGGAACCGCATCGTCCTCGACTGAGATCGGCTTCACGCGCACCGAGCCTTTCTTCGGGTCGCCGTTGCCATACGTTACGACTATCTTCTCCATCTTGATCTCCTCTCCCTCCGTCTTCTGCCTGCCGGGCTTGGGTTTCCGGCCATCGGTGCGTTATGAGGGCGAGCCGGTCCTCCAACCGGCCCGCTTGAGTTAGCGGCTAATCTCAGCCATTGCCATCGCCACTTCAAGCGCCTTCGTCTTCAGCGAGTTGCCGCCGCCGAACCAAGCTGCCGTCAAGCGGCTTTCCTGCGTGGTGGTCGAGAAGCCGCGGTCGTGATCGGCGTAGTAGCTGACCCCGTTCACCGCGCCCCAGAGTGTGCCCTTCGCTGTCTTCAGGTCCGAACCGGGAGAGGTCAGAGTGGCCGTCTGGATCATCTGCGCCGTGCGAGTCAGAACGGCCTTCTTCGGCTCGATAACCAGATCCGCGCCGCCAAGCAGGCCGGCCATGAACTTCAGCCAGTCGCTCTCGTCGATCTTTACCTTCGAGAGCTGCTCCGCGATGACGTTGGTTGCTTCCACCTGCTCGATCGCCAGGCCCATGACCCTCTGCGCTTCCTCGCGGCGCTCGGGAGTCCACTTCGTGTTATGCAGCATCCGGAAGCTGTTCTCCCCGGCCTTGCCCTTGAGCGCGGCGGTCAGAGTGTTATTGCAGACCACCCGGGTCTGTGTCGGTCGGCCTGCAGTGGCCAGCGTTCCATCGTGGGAGGTGTAGAACAGCATGTAGGCCTTGACCGGATCGATGCCGCCAATGCTGGCGTCGCCGCCCTTCAGCTTGGCCAGAGCCCAGATCGTCGCTCCGCCGCGCAGCGCGCCAACCGTCTCCATCGTTGCGTTGCCGGCTTCGCAATACTCTTTGAAGAAATCGACCACTTCGATGTTCTGCATGGGCTGGTACTTCGTGGTGGCGATCATGAACACCTTGCCAGTGTCACCGCGGGTGATTGCCTTGTACTCCTCGACCGGCTGCTCCTCGAACTTCTTACCTGACTTCACTGCGATGTCGGTCAACTCCACTGGCCAGTTCAGGCCGGCGATCTTGAGCATCTGGGCGCCGGTGGTGCCCTTCTCGACCTGGGTTCCAAGGCCATGCCACGGAACCTCTCCAACGTATGCGAGCTGATTGTCTTCAATCATGTGCGCCATGTGATCCTGCTTTCTGTGCGGTGAAGATGCGTGAAAGTCTTGCGGGGTTCGCGTCGGACCCGCTCCCTCTTCGTTGAAAGACGCCGCTGGATTTTTGAGCCGATGGCCCCAGCCCCGAAGAGTGTCTCGCTGCCTGCGTTACGCGGCTGCGGCGAGCTTGGCCTTGCGGGTGACCCACGCCTTCTGCGCGGGGTTGAGGTTCGCGTTGATTGCGACCGGCTTCTTCGCGGCCTTCTTGGCGGCGATGGTGGCGAGGCGCTTGGCGATGGATGCCGCCTGGGCGGTTGCGCTGAGTTTGGTCTTATTGGCTGCCATTTGGATTCTCCTGGGCTGTCGCCCGGTGTATCTGTTTCCCTACAATTCAATGTTATCAGCAACATACGGAGGTTCTGCGCTTCGCCGACTGTAAGTGTAGGCATTTGAAAGCTTTATATTTCTCCTTGACAGCCATCCGGCACATTCGGCCATTTCATGCGTTTGGGCCGTTTAGTGATGCTGCTGGACCCGGAGAGGGTTCGGATAGCCCGCAGGCAGATAGGGCTGGAGGTCTTTTTTGACGTAATGAGCCACGCCTAGTTTCTGGCAGAGGTCAATCATGCGATGGGTGTAGCTTTCCCAGTCCGTGGTCTTTGTGATCGGCAAATAATTAACACGGCCAATCTTGTAAAGATCGATAAACGTGTGCGTCTCCTGCACAATCCGCAAGCTGGACTCGACATCGATCGTCGGCTCTAAGCTCACCCAAGTGAATATCCCTCCGCTGTGGAACTTCTTCAGCGCTGCGATGCGATCACCCGGAAGCGCCGCACCACGCTCCCACTTCTTCGAGAATGAATCGTCGAGCGAAGTCATGGTCGACGCGAAGGCGTCGCGATCAGGCCGGAAGAGATCGAAGTCGCGGAAGCTGCGCGTCCCACCCTTCGTCAATGTGCAGAAGCCGAGCCCGTGTGCGCGGAGAACCTCAAGACTCTGCCGGGTGAGGATGCTCCAGGCCGGCGGGTAGGGGTCGGACGTGAAACTGATCATAACCTGGCCGGTAAGCCCGAGCGCCTGGTACTTTTTGGCATCTTTGGTCAGATTGGCGAGGTAATCCTTGCGATCAACGGCGCCAGCATCGAATTCGGCCCGCGGTTGTTTCGTCACCTTGGGAACGTAGCAATAAGCACAACCATGGCCGCATCCACGATAAGGGTTAGCCGCCAGCGGCGAATATTCCCCAGCCTGCCCCGCCGGGGCGTAGATGTAGGAGCAGCCTTTTACGGACATTCCATCCGGGTTGAGGGTAGGCCCACTGCGGGAAGTGGGAGCAGGTTCGATCTGGAAAAGTTCAAGAGTGCTCATGTACAAATGTTATCACTTTGACAGTGTAAATACAAGATAATGTTTGGCCGCATGGCTGCGATGGTGAACCACCCGGACCTCGTTCAGGGCCAGCCATTGCAGGAAATAACTCCATCCGCGCCGGCCCAGAAGTGTCGGGATTTTCTTCATCATGGCGTCCGTAAAGCCAACGGCGCGCAGGAGCCCATGAGGGATACCGCCGAACATTCCCTGGATGAAAGTCACGAACACGGTGCCGGTGTAGCCGCGGTCGAACAGCGTCTGAAGTTGGTCGAACGGAGTACCGTATGCGTCGAGGTCGATCACGTTGAACTCGGTGAGGTCCAGCGTCTTGAGGTAGCGCAGGTTGTCGCCAGGAAGCCGGAACGATCGCGTGTCCTTGCGTTTGTCGATCGGCAGCACCGACATCTCCCGGCCCGACTGCTCCTGGACACCG